CGGTTATATACGCGGCTTCATTGGCACTTGGTCTTGGCGCACTTAGTCTGGCGTTTACGGCAGTTAGTGCCGTGGGACCATTAGTCGTAACCGCTGTGAAAGGGATGATAGGTGTATTCTCGGGAGTACTGTCAAGCATTTTATTATTGGGCAATCCAGTTGCTTTGTTTACCAATGGTCTGAAACTGTTAACCACGGCTGCGGGTGTATTAGTCAACGGGCTGAAAGCATTTGTTATTGGGCTGGGTGCGCTGATCAACCCAATTAACTTAGTAATAGCAGGTATAGTAGCCATAAGTACTATTTTGTACGCAAGCAACAAAGACTTCCGTAATTGGTTCAACAACGTAGCAGGCATTCTAGGGGATAGATTGTACACCTTTTTGGTGGGGGCATCAATCATGTTTGGGCGGTTTGCCAAAGAGGTGGGTAACGCGCTTGGACGCGTGGGGCAAGGTTTGGCTGACTTCTTTTCAACCAAAGTTCTACCAGTTCTTGGCGGCGTTGTGAGTGGTTTGGTTAAAATGTTTGATGCATTTTTTAGATGGATTTTTCATGGGTTTGACACTGTAGCTAAAAAAGTTATAGAATTGTACGAGGCATTGCCAGAAGGGATTCGAGCATTGTTGGGACAAGTTAATCGATTTATAGTTGATGTGTTTGAAAACTTGCCAGTGTTTAGACGCACTCAACAGTTAATAAACTCTATTAGCGGCTTTATCAGCGAGGCTATGCGAATTGGGGGGGATGCGCGGAGGCTGTGGGCAGCCCAGCGAGATACCGATTTAGGTTGGTCGATACCCAAACCTACACCACTAAAACAAATTACAATTCCGGAGCAGGAAGCAACAAGTTCCAGCACTGCCAAACCAGCCACAACTACGAAGCCCAGCCCGCAAACCGACGCAGCCAAAAAGGCTCAAGAAATAACCAAAATTCGTGACCAAATACTGCAACTACAAGACACTATACTGAACAAAACCAAAGAGTCTTACCAGGCTATCCAAACCGAGATAATCCAGTTACAAAATACAATTAAAGAAACCATTGCGCCTTTTAATGCGTTTAACACATCAACACAAAAATTCTTAAACACGGTTGGAAGTGAAGACTTCCGTTTTGCCACTAAAGCCCAGGAGATTACGGGCAAATATGAGGCGGTTTTCAAAAATTTTGAAACGGTTTCAGATTTGATTAAACAAGAAACAGAGAAAAGGCAATTTGAATTAGCCCCGCAACAACTACCAGAGTGGGAAAAACTATCTGAGGTTTTATCTAAGATTCCCACGGAGAAACTGCCTTCAAAACCCCTACCTGCAAAACCAAAAGACCAAGCAGAACAAAATTTTAATTCAATGTTTCAGATTTCAGGTAATGTAAGTAACGCTTTAACAGAAGTTGGTCAACTAAAAGAAGCACTTGAGCTGGTAAAAGGCATAATGCCAGAAGTCCAGAAAGACGTTGAAGACATGCTCAAGCCACAACAAGAGCAGCTGAGAACTGCTACGGCTAATCTGGCTGTTATCCAAAAAACCAACAACTTTTTAGCCCAGGGTGTTGCACCAGAGCAAGCCCGTATAAACGCCTTGGCTCAAATAGAAAAAGAGCAGAGGCAACAGTCACTTGACGCACTCAAGGCAATGGTCAACCCACTTGAAGAAGCGCTTAGGCTAGCCAACTTAACAGAGAATCAAAATGCGATCAACACTTTAACTGAAACTATAACAACATTGCAATTGTATATAAAGCAATGGGATACCGTTAACGGTAAAATCGACCAACACAACCAGAAAATTGTAGACGCGGAGAAACAGAACAAACAACTTACGGAACGGCGGGAGAGGAATCTTCAGATAGCCGAATCGATCGCCAGTTCGATTGGGGATGGTCTTACGGACGTGTTTGACTTGCTGCTGAGCAAAACTGACGACTGGGGTGCAGCACTCAGAGATATTGCTTCAAACGTGCTTAGACAGATAGCCAATAAACTATTCGAGATTATGGTAATTACTCCAATTGTCAAAGCAATGACAGCTGGGCTAGGCAACATGTTTGGGGTTAGCTTTGCTGACGGTGGTATTATGACTAGCCGTGGTCCAGTAGCACTTAAAACTTATGCGTCCGGCGGTATTGCTAACAGTCCCCAGCTGGCTTTATTTGGTGAGGGTAGAATGCCAGAAGCATATGTGCCACTACCAGACGGTAGACGTATCCCAGTGGCAATGGAAGGTGGTGGCAGTGGCGGCGGCAACTTCACGGTTAATGTCAATGTGGACGCATCCGGCAGTCAAGTGTCTGGCAGCCCATCCCAGGGTGAACAACTCGGACGTGCGATCGCCCAAGCAGTTCAATCAGAAATAGTTAAACAACAACGCCCAGGCGGGCTACTATATACGTAACGTTTAAACTGTAAGTTATGGCAACTTTTACTTGGGTGGCGGACTTTGGTGCAGTACGCAAGTCAGAGCCAAAAGTCCGTGCTATTAAGTTTGGGGATGGCTATGAGCAGCGGTTACGGTTTGGCTTAAACACTAATCTTAAAATTTGGACCGTGCAATTCCGTGCGCGGTCAGACCAAGAAGCCACAGCTATAGAATCGTTCCTAGACGCGCGCGAAGCCGTTGAAGCGTTCGACTGGTCTCCCCCAAGTGGGTCTCCCGCTAAGTGGATCTGTCGTAGTTGGACGAGGCAGTTAGACGCTTATAATCTAAACACTATTTCAGCGGAATTTGAACAGGTGGTCGTATGAACGCAGTAGTATCAAACTTGCAAAGTGCAGCACCATCCCAAATAATAGAGCTATTCGAGGTCTATTTAAGCGCAAACCTACACAACACTAACGAAGTGTTACGGTTTCACCCCGGGACTTCTGTATCAAGCCAGAACATTATTTGGGCTGGAGTTTCTTACTCAAAAATGCCCATAGAAGCCAGTGGGTTCGAGTACAACGGGCAGGGAAGTTTACCACGCCCAGTAATCCGAATTTCTAACTTGACTGGGTTAATTTCTGGGTATTTGGTTCTAATCAACTTGTTTAATCCCGGAAACGATTTAGCCGGTGCGAAGTTGGTGCGGCGGCGCACACTAGCTAGATTTTTAGATGGGGCCAATTTTGACAACAACACGAACCCGTTTGGCACACCTGACCCTACTGCGGAGTTCCCGCAGGAGGTTTACTACTTTGACCGCAAGTCGCTAGAGAACCGGGATTTAGTCGAATTTGAGTTAACTTCCCCGTTCGATTTAGCTGGGGTCAGATTGCCCAAGCGGCAAGTTTTAGCCAATGCTTGCCAGTGGCAATACCGAGACCCAGATACGTGCGGTTATAACGGGACTGGCTACTGGGATAAAGCAGATCAGCCAGTTGCGACATTGGCTCAGGATGTCTGCGGCAAGCGTGTAAGCAGCTGTAAACTACGGTTTGCAAATCAAGAATTACGGTTTGGTTCGTTTCCGGGCGTGGGGGGTTATCAATAATGTTGGACATAGAGCCGCTTAAACCGGAAATGTTGGAGCATGCGCGTAACGCAAGTCCAGCTGAAGCGTGTGGTTTAATCGCTATTGTCAGGGGACGGCAACGATACTACCCGTGCAAAAATCTGTCTTCTGGTTTAAACCATTTTATCTTAGACCCACAAGATTACGCCAGAGTAGAATCAATGGGGGAAGTTGTGGGGGTGTTCCACAGTCACCCCAAAACTGCGGCTAATCCCAGTCAGGCGGACAAGGTTAGTTGCGAAACGACTAAACTCTGCTGGGTAATTTGCAACCCGGACTTGGAGACTTGGGTGCAGATTAAACCAAGTGGGTACCAAGCACCGTTGGTTGGGCGAGAGTATTCTTACGGGGTTTTAGATTGTGGGCAGTTGTGCCGTGATTGGTACAAGTTAGAGTACAAGTTAACTTTTCCAGATTTAGACTTGCCAGCTAACCCAGCGTTATGGCACGCCAACCCATCCCTGTACTCAGACTTAATTGGTTTCAATTTTAAAGAAGTTGACAAAAATTCTATTCGGTACGGAGACCTTTTAGTTATGTGCTTAGGCACTTCTCAAAAGCCAAACCATGCTGCGGTTTACATTGGAGACAATCAAATACTACACCATTTAAGCGGTCGTCTTTCGTCTCGTGACATTTATAATGATTATTGGCAACGTGTAACACATTCGGTTTTAAGATACCATGGCAACGCTTAAGCTATATGGATGGCTGAGAAAATTTTGTGGTTTTGCCACTTTTCAGATAGAAGTTAAAAGTCCCTTGGAAGCGCTTAAATTTTTGATAGTTAACTTCCCCGGGCTTGAGCAACAAATTGGGCAGCCAGACAAATACTTTAAAATCTGGACCCAATCCCCAGGGATTACCCCACTTCAACTAGATGAACTCGGTCATCCAGTTGGGGTTGACACGGTAATTAATTTTGCTCCCGTTATATCTGGGCGTGGTGATGGATTCTGGAATATTCTAGGCGGTCTTGCATTAATTGGGTTGGTGGTAGCTACTGGCGGCGCAGCTGGTTTTTTAGGGGCAACTGGTGCAAGCATACTTGGTGGACTTGGGGCATCGTTAGTACTTGGCGGAATATCACAACTGCTTACGCCAATGCCAAAGCCACAGACAATAGATGACGCTAAAATTGAATCTTACAGCTTCAGCGGTATTGTAAATGTGTCAAGACAAGGTGTACCAGTGCCAATTGTGTACGGGGAAACCATAGTAGGTAGTGTCGCCATTTCAGTTGGTTTGAAGACGGAAGATTTGTCAGATCCCCCAGCAGGTGATGGAAGTTTTAAACTTGGTTTATTACGCCTTAATAGCTTGCGCTCGACTTTATATGTCGTTGGCATAGATCTGTTGTGCGAAGGCGTTATCCAAGGCTTAAAAACCAGCGAAGGTGGAACGGCAGACGATAACGCTTATAAAAGTATCTATTTTGATAAAACGCCAATAAGAGCAGCTGATGGGACTTATAATTTTTCCGAACCGGAAATGTATTGGCATTGGGGAAATTTTTTACAGTTAGCTTTACCAAGTTATCTTGGTGGTGGTACGGAAACACTGAATAATGTGGGGGTGGAAATTAAGAAAAATTTACCCGCAGTACGCACTATAACAGACAATAATGTCAACGCTGTACGGGTCATAATTGGCATACCCGCGCTACTCCAAGTAGTAGAAAGTAACGAACCGATAGGTGCTTTAGTGCAAATTGCTATTGATATTCAATATAGCGGCGGTAGTTACCAGGAGATAATCAACGATACGATTAGCGGTAAAACTACTAGCCTGTATCAAAAAGGTTACGAGATTGGCCTAAGCGGAAGTTTCCCGGTTAACGTCCGAGTCAGACGAATAACAGATGACTCTACTTCTAACAAACTCCAAGATGCCACCCAGTGGCTAAACTACACTGAGATAATATACACCAAGTTCCAGTATCCACACAGTGCTTTAATTGGTTTCAAAGTGGATGCCCGCCAGTTTAGTCAAATCCCCAACCGCAGCTATTTGATTCGTGGAACAAAAGTGGTTATACCAAACAACGCAACGGTAGATACAGTAACTGGGCGGTTAATTTATAACGGGGTCTGGAATGGAGGTTTTCAGGCAGCTCAGTGGACTTCTGACCCAGCATGGTGTTTGTGGGATTTGTTGACTTCTAAACGCTACGGATTGGGTGAGTTTTTACCAGCTACTCAACTGGACAAGTGGAGTTTTTACCAAGTTTCTCAGTACTGCTCAGCTTTGGTGCCAGATGGGTTCGGTGGGCAGGAACCCCGGTTTAGCCTAAATATCAATATCAACTCAGGTGAATCTGCGTACAACTTGATTGGTGAGCTATTAAGCGCTTTTCGTGCTTTGTCTTACTGGCAATCTGGCACACTAGCTATCTCGCAAGACAGCCCCAAAGACCCGACTTACCTGCTCAACACGTCTAACGTAGTAAACGGTAATTTTACCTATTCGGGTTCTAGTTTAAAGTCCCGGGCAACTGTGGCTATAATTGAGTGGCTCAATCTGGTCACGCAAGAACCCGACTACGAATACGTGGAAGACTACGACGCTATAGCGCGATATGGTGTTATCACTAGACAAATCAAAGCGGTTGGCACTACAAGCCGGGGACAAGCTAACCGGTTTGGGCGTTGGATGCTGCTCACGGAGCAAACCGAAACAGAAACGGTTAGCTTTCAAGTTAGCGTAGAAGCGGGTATAATTCTTCGTCCTGGTATGGTGGTAGCCATTGCTGACCCAGTGCGGTCAGCTGTGCGGGTGGGGGGTAAAATCGCTTCTGCCACCACCACTCAAATTGTATTAGACCAGTTAGTTCCAGCGTGGGGTAGCAGCCCCAAAATATCAGTAGTGCTGCCAAGCGGGTCTGTGGAGACTCGGAATATATCCAGTGGGTCGGGCAGTACCGTGCAAGTTAGTAGTGCGTTTAGCGTAGCACCAAACCCAAACAGTGTTTGGTTAATTGAATGGTCTGGGCTGAACTCTCAACTGTTCCGTGTGTTGACCGTAACGGAGACCGATGGCATCTTGTTTGATTGCTTGTGTCTGGCTTACAACCAAAACAAGTTTGCGGAAATAGAACTTGGACTCACTTTGGAACCCCGCGTTATCTCAGTTATAACCGACCCACCACCAACACCAACCGGGCTAGTCTTATCGGAAGCGTTATATCGCTACCAATCGGAGGTACGGCTTAAAGTTATAGCTGACTGGGTTAGTGAGCCAACAGCTTCCAGCTTTTTAGTTCGTTGGCGCAAAGACTTGGGCAACTGGAGTGAGTCCACCGCGTTTAGCAACAACTTTGAAATTTTAGATCAGACGCAGGGGATTTTTGAGGTGGAGGTGTTTGCACGAACTGTTTTCAACAGAATATCCCGAGAACCAGCTACTGCAAGCATAACCGCACTTGGCAA